GCAATCAGTGATCCACGGTATGATAGCGACCCTGCCTATCGTGCTGATGTAGCTGCTAAACTTGAAAACTCTGATCTTGCATTCTAATTAACCATGTCCGCTACAACTACTACTATCAAAAACGGAGCATTCTCTGCTCAAGCAACTGAACCTTTGGGGCAACCTGGTGTGGCTAGGCAGCTTAGTGCTGGAGCCGCTTCGGCTAATACCGCTTTGACTGCTACAGTTACCCGTATCTCTATGCGTGCTGTGGGGGCTGATATCCGCTACAAGATTGGAGCAACGTCCCAGACTGCCACAGCTACCAGTCACTTTATTGCTAACGGTGAACGCCTTGATGTGGCTGTTCCTTTGGATGCTAACATTGCCGTGATTCGTAACGCTACTACCAGCGGTACTCTTGAAGTAACGGAGCTGATCTGATGAGGTTAAGTGGGACAAGAACTTCTAGCATTCACCAGTACCGTGGGCTTGGTGATCAGCTGTGGGATCTAGGTGGAGCACGTCCCACTTTGGATCTTAACTTTGCACACAATAAATCGCTGGTTGACTCTACAACTGGTCAAAGCTTAGTTACCTTCACCCGCGCCAGCGTTGGGACGTATGTTGATAGTGCTGGCGTCTTGCAAACAGCAACCACTAACGTACCACGCTTTGACCACGACCCCACCACGGGTGAAAGCCTGGGGCTGTTGATTGAGGAGGCGAGGACGAACCTGATGACAAGGAGTGTGGAGTTCAATGATGCGAGTTGGGCGAAAACGGCCTCCACTGTAACAGCAGATTCCATAACTGCTCCTGATGGTACGACCAGTGCAGACCTGCTATTGGATAATACCAGTAATGCTGCACACTTTATATCACAATCTGCTACCTACAGTGTAACTCCGTACACTTTGAGCGTGTATATGAAGCAGCAGAAATCTGGATACTACGGATTTCTCCGCTTTGGAGCCGGTTCTATATGGACAAGCACTACAGGCATTATTGTAAACTTAAGCAATGGCGCTCTTATCGCTTCATCTGGAGTGACCAGCTACTATATAACAGCTGTTGGAAACGGTTGGTATCGAGTTTCCATTGTCAGCACTCCTAACTCTGCAGGGACAGGCACTCCTGCTCAAATAGGTGTCACTACGCAGACATCAGTTGGCAGCGTTCTTTACACTGGAGACGGTGCCTCTGGTGTCTACATCTGGGGCGCCCAGATAGAAGCCGGCTCCTTCCCCACGTCCTACATCCCCACAACCTCCGCAACCGTCACCCGCAGTGCTGATGTGGCAAGTATTACGGGGAGTAATTTCAGTAGCTGGTATAACCAGTCGGGGGGGACAACGTTTGCTGAATATAGAACCCCTGCGTCTGGTACCAGGGGAGTGGCTGGCTATAATGACGCCACTGCCAATGAGCGTCTTGCGCTGTATACCAGCGGCACTGACCCTAAGTTTACTACTGTTGATGGAGGTGTTACTCAGGCAGACCTAGATGGGGGGACTATTACTGCTAGCACGATGACTAAGACCGCAGCTGCTTATGCTGCTAATGACTTCTCTATTGTCCATGCAGGTGGGGCTGCTGTAACCGATGTTAGTGGCACGCTTCCTACAGTCACCCAATTGCTAGTCGGGGCTGATCAAGCTGGCAACTATCAGTGTGGACGTATCAAGCGTCTCACTTACTGGCCTACCCGCCTCAGTGATACAACCCTTCAGAAGATCACACAATAATTCGGATCGGGGACACCTCAGAGTCGGATCCCCTTTTCTTTGACTATTGGCCGCTACGGCGACAACCTTTAGTCATGACAGTCTGGAGAGACGGACATGAACAAACAACTAAATACTCAATTCTAAGCGCTTAGAGAGAACTTTGCTAAAACAACTCTCTCTCTTTAATTTGACATGGCTAACACTACTGCGACCCTGAACCTTGCAGCAAACAAGGTTAATGATGGGTCCTATGACTCCAAATACGCCCTTGGCCTCAAGCTGTTTAGCGGCGAGATGTTCAAGGCATACGAAAGTGCTACTATCGCTAAAGGCACTGTGCAGAGCCGTACCCTGAAGAACGGTAAGGCTATGCAGTTCATCTTCACCGGCCGTATGCAGGCTGCGTACCATACTCCTGGTACTCCTATCCTGGGTTCCGGTGATCCCCCGGTGGCCGAGAAGACCATCGTCTGTGACGACCTGCTGATCTCCAGCGCCTTCGTCTATGACCTGGATGAGACTCTCGCTCACTACTCCCTGCGTTCGGAGATCGCTGCTAAGATCGGTCATGCTCTGGCTGAAGCTTATGACAAGAAGATCTTCCGTACCATCGCTCTTGCTGCCCGTGAGGCACACCCCATCACTGCTGCTCCTGGTCCTGAGCCGGGCGGTACCGTGATCCAACTGGGTGCTAACAACGAGTACAATGCTCAAGCTCTGGTGGATGCCTTCTTTGAAGCTGCCTCCATCATGGATGAAAAGAACCTGCCCAAGATGGGTCGCTGTGCAGTACTGTCCCCGCGTCAGTACTACGCTCTGATCTCCCAAGTGGACAGCAACATCCTGAACCGTGACTACGGCAACAGCCAAGGTAACCTGACCAGCGGTGAAGGTCTCTATGAGATTGCTGGTATCAAGATCAAGCGTTCCAACAACCTGCCCTTCCTGGCCGGTACCGTGGCTGCTGTTCCTGGTGAGAACAACGATTACAGCGGCAACTTCACTAACCACTGCGGTCTGATCTACCATAAGGATGCTGCTGGTGTCGTGGAAGCTATCGGTCCTTCCGTGCAAACCACGGGCTCTGATGTGCGCACCATGTACCAGGGTGATATCATCGTTGGTCGCCTGGCTATGGGCTGCGGCACTCTGAACCCTGCTGCTGCTATCGAACTTCAGAACGTCTGATAAGAGAGGTATACGATTATGTCTATTCGACCCGGTACTTCTGTTATTCGTCAAGAAACCCAAGGCGTTGGCCTGGTGAATTCTGAAACCTTCAACCCGCCGTCTCCTGTTGAGTACGGTAAGCAGGTATCTGGTGGCGTCTATGCCAACAAATGCGTGCTGGCCTCTGCTGATGCAGATGGTAAACTCCCCTATGCCACGTGATTGAATTATGTCTATTACTCTTAACGGTTCCCTCGGTGCTGTCTATCAGCCCGACATCATGCAACTGGCTAACGTCGTTGACGAAGACCAGATCAAAAACGCTAGCACGACCCTGGGTTCCATCCCTCAGCTGGATCTGAACGTCGCTGCTTATGAACGTGTTCTGCTGCGCTACACCATCTTCTATAAGACTGTAGCTGCTGCTGATATTAAGTATCAAGTGGATGTGCCTGCATCTCCTACTCAGTACCGTCAGTTCTCTGAAGGCTTTGCTCCTGATGACACTGCCTTTGACCTGGCTATGGCTTCTGCTGAGGGCTCTGTGTCGCTCCTGGGTGCAGCTAACACTGAGGGCTTCCTCCGTGTGACTGCTCTGCTGGAGAACGGTGCTAACGCTGGTACTGTCAGCTTCAAGTTTGCTCAGGTTACTAGCGATGCTAGTGACACCACTGTGTATGCTGGCTCCTTCCTGGAATATCGGAGGTTCTGATAATGGCCAATATCTCTCAGGCTGCTGGCGGTAATGGCGTCAGCGGCACGGGTGCTCCTGGTACCCCTAGTGGTGCCTACGGTGCTACCTATTCCGATAACGGCAACCTGGCTGTGACTGGCTCCAATGCCGTTCGTCGCAGCGTTTCCAAAACTGGTGGTTCTGTGTCTTCTGTGAAGTCCGTTACCTCTGGTCTTCGCACTGCTTACATCGGTGTGGAATGTGATGTTCCTGCACTTGATGCTACTCGTACTGGTGCTTGATTGATACCGGGGAGGGCTAACTGCTCTCCCTTTTTTTTATTCATAAATCGTCATGCCGTTTCCTACCACTGGCTCTCAGACCGAGCTACAAGCTGTTAATGAAATTCTGGCGTCAGTTGGTCAGGCGCCTGTAACCACCCTAGACCAAACCAACCCGGACGTTGCGATTGCGTATGGGACACTGTTGCAGGTGTCACGTGAAGTGCAGAGTGAAGGATGGACATTCAACACAGAATACGATTACCCCATCCAACCCGATGTAAACGACGAAATACTCATCCCCAATAACATGTTGTCGATCGACCTTACCCGTGAGTACGGCGACACAGATGTTATCCGTCGTAATGGTAAGCTCTATGACAAGATTGCTCACAGCTACGAATTCACTGAGGATGAGTACACAGTAGATGTTATCTGGTATTTTGATTGGGTAGACCTACCTCCAGTCATTAAGGACTACATCGTGGCTAGGTCTGCAAGTATTGTCTCCAATCGAATTGTAGGCGATACTAGCCAATACAAAATGCTACAACAACGTGAGGCTTACATGAGAGCAGTTGCCCTTGAGTACGAATGCTCCCAGGGTGACTACACCATGTTTGGCCATCCACGTGGGTCTAACTATTATATCAGCTATGAACCTTATCGTGCCTTGTACCGCTAATGGCCGCAGTAACACAACGAGTACCAAACTTCATTGGTGGAGTTTCAAAACAACCTGATGATAAAAAACTACCTGGCCAAGTAAGGGAAGCTATCAACACCTACCCTGATCCAACGTTTGGTCTATCCAAGCGTCCTGGTACCAAATGGCTGGGTAACCTTTCTTCTACTCCTAATCTATTTTCTGGTGGTAAGTGGTTCTCCATCAGCCGCTCCTCAACTGAGAGATATGTTGGTGTCATCTACGGTACCAACATCAAGATCTGGAATGTTGATGACCCTACCGCTGTCGTCACTGTAACCACACCTGATGGTACTGGTTACCTAACCTATGGCTCTTCGGATGCTGAGAACTCCCTACAGGTTCTCACTGTTCAGGATGCTACCTTTGTTGTAAACAAACGAGTAACGGTAACAGCACAGGCTGCACCTAGCTACACAGCTAACAAGAATGCTACGTATCGATTGAAGAGTGCTGAGTATGGTGCTAAGTATGTAACCAACATCAATGCTGGCTCGCAGACTACCACCACCAAGAACGGTGAAGACCCAGCTTGGGATCACACGACTACCAATGCGGTCCTTAATGCTGCTGATCTACTCACCGCTCTGGAGACTCAGGTAAATGCTATCAAACCTGCTGGATCGACAGTAACTAAACTGAAAGGTTCGATTGAGGTAGCAGGAGCTACATCAGCATTCACTACTTCCACTACTGGTGGTATCAGCGGTGAGGAGTGGATAGTATTCCAAGAGGAGGTAGACAACTTTTCTGAACTGCCTCAAGAATCCCTCCATGGCAGAACCGTTAAAGTCAACAATACTGTCAACAAAGAGGATAGCTACTATGCTAAGTTTGTTGCAGAAAATGGTGTATCAGGTAAAGGTACCTGGGAGGAGACCCGTTCTCCTACTGTGTCCCCTGGTCTGAATGCAGCTACGATGCCTCATGAGCTGTTTAACAGTGCTCTGAACACCTTCATCTTCCGTAAGATCACTTGGGAAGATCGCCTTGTTGGTGATGATGAAAGTAACGAACATCCGAGCTTTGTCAACAGCACTATCCAACAGGCATTCTTCCACAACAATCGGCTTGGATTCCTAACCAAGGATAATGTGTCGATGAGTCAAAGTGGGGAGTTCTTTAACTTCTATCACGTCTCAGCTCTGACTCAGGTAGACAGTGATCCTATTGATATCAGCTGCTCCAGTCTGCGTCCTGCAGTGCTTCATGCAGTACTACCATCTGCACAGGGTTTGATTCTATTTGCTCAGAAAGAGCAGTTCCTGCTGTATTCTGATGATGGAATTTTGACACCTAAAACAGCAGCGATCCGATCTATTGCTAACTACGAGAACGATCTACAGGTGCTACCTATTGACGTAGGTACCAACATGGTATTTATCAGTAAATCTACTGGTTACGCCAGAACCTACGCTATGGTCACACGTGGTCAGCAAGAAAATCCAGAAGTATTGGATATTGGCCGTATTGTCTCT